GTCTTCTACATACATCTCAACAGGAATGCCGTGTATCGATATGTCGTGTTGTTCTTTCCACAGCAAACGCTTTGTATCAAATAATTCATCAACTGGATATTCACATTGTACTTGACTGTAATCTACTATGATATGTAAATCTAAATCACTATGTTCTGTATAGTTGTAATTTGCTTGACTACCTGAAATAATAACGTCAACTATTCGAGCATCTACTTTTAAAAACTTATAAAATTCTAAAGAAATTTTCATCAATGCCACACGCACGTCTGGACGCAATGTGTCATGCTCCCATATCTTAGGATTTAATTGGTCTTGTAATTTGAAATCAGAGTTTTGCATAAGCATGTATTTATTGATTAAATACTGGTATGGAAGGTTCTTTAAATTTAACAGGGCATATTATAGTGATGCCACCACACGGGGCTACTGAAGGTATTTTTACAAGATCAGTAGTATTAATTGCACAACACAAGCAAGACGGCGCTTGGGGATTAGTTATGAATAAAATTAATCCTAAAATTACATTAGACAAAATAATGGATAGTGCAGGGATAGACGATTATCTATATACCGATACTGTTTATTACGGAGGACCAGTAGAAGCATCTCGTGTGCATATTGTTCATACATTAGATTGGCGCGGTATGACAACTATTCCTATTACACCTGAAATAGGTGTTACAGGAGACATTAGTGTACTTGCCGCAATTAGTCGAGGTGAAGGTCCTAGACTTTTTAGAACATGTGTGGGATTATCGTGTTGGTCTGCGGGCCAATTAGATGGAGAATTTAATGGATTGCCACCGTGGAATACTAAACACAGTTGGATAGATGCGCCAGCATCCGTTAATGCAGTATTCAATTTAAGTGGCGATGATCAATGGGAACAAGCCATCGACATTATCGCCACTTCTAAAGTAAGTAATTGGCTTTAATCTTTTTCAGAATTTAAACTTTTCAACATATCCCTGATACGTGAAGAATTTGTTTCAGCCTTAATTTTACCAACACCAATTCCTGCATTAGGATCGATTTCTCCAGTTTCTGGATTAACATTTGTAGATGTTACAACACTGGTTTTCTTCAATCCATTAATCAACGCAGAACTAGCCGCATTACGATGTTGGCTCATTGTAGTTTCTGCTTCTTCCTCGCCCAAATCTTTAATTCTTAAGGTATCTACGTCAAATTCTAAGTCAACTTTTTGCCCAACACCGCTTGAGCTACGTGTCTTCATAAACTGGATTTGATAGCGTCCACGCTCACGCATAGCACGACTTGTAAAAATACCAATCACGTTATCCGCAGTTTGAATCTTACTTAAACCGCCTGAAATATGACTGTGATCAAACTCAATTTCTTCCACAGCTGATCGGTTTAACTGTGCGGCTGTAACAACTACACATTGAGTTTCCATAGCCAAGTTACGAAGCTCTTCAGATACATATTTGTCCTTAACAAACAAATCCGACGGGGAAACCTTCACCGATAGAGGCATCATAAGGTCTAAGTAGTCCACTAATAAAACGTCTGGTTTTTTGCCTGTTTTGACCTCATATTCCTTCAAATATGACCTCAAATCGTTACAATTTTTGCCGGAAGGCATGTATTTTATCTGCATTCCTCCCGCCTTCTTTCCAGTGAGTTTAACCTTCATTTCGACATCATCTAGCTGTTTAAAGATGTCTCTACTAGCAACATCAGTAACCATACTATCCACACGCATACCCACTAATTCTTCGCTCAATTCGAAGGTAAAGTAAATTACGTTGAGTCCTGCAAGCGAAAAGTTCACACCTAGGTTTGCTAGGAATAATGACTTACCACCGCCGGAACCTGCACACCAAATATTCAATTCGCCACGCTTAAATCCACCATACAGCTTCTTATCAATCGTTGGATATCCTGTGCTAATTTGCCCATTATTGTCCTTCAATTTCATCAAACGACTTCTAGGATCTGCCCAGTAGTCTGTACCCATGTCTTTGTTTAAACTAATCTGGATAGCATCTTTGATTAGCTTTTCAACTGGGCTGTACTCGCCCTTTTCCAACATATCCGCGGCTTTTAAAATTGCTCGCTCTAGCCCCTTGTGTCGACTAAAATTCTCAAATTCATCCATTAGCCAAGCATAGTTCTGCGACGGCAATGTAACGGATGCAAAGTTGCTTTCAGTGGCACTGTTAACAATGCTAACCTCTGGCATTACTTTATATTTGTCTACATAGTCGTTAATAAACTTTGCAGGTTCTTGGAATTTTCTGTCAAAGTTTTCTGGGTCAAAAATGTTTTGACAGCGTACAAATGTTTCTGCATCTGACAGGAACATTTCAAGGTATAGTTTTTGTATTTCGGCGTTATAGTTAGTTGTCATTTATACTTTCTAGTTTTTTCTTTAATAGCTGTATTTTTATCTCGTTCGATTCTCGATATTCCAAAATCGTGGCTAGCACATAAATTTTACCAAATTTTAACATGGCATCGTTGACATCTTTAACATCAGGACCCCAGTCAGGTAAACTTACACTCCAATGATTTTCCAACGCAGATTTTAGCATTACCGATCCAGCCTTGTCTCTATCTGGAACGACAATTACTTCGCGTCCTAATTTGTTAAGACGTGCGGCTTGAACTTCATTTGGATCGTTATGCATTACTGCAACACCTCCGCATGCAAGTGCATCAAATTGCCCTTCAACGACAATCACATATTTTTTGTCATCTGTTTGAGCATCTAAATTAAACAATGTGCCTGGTTGAGTTGTTGTAAGATACTTAGGTTTACCATCTTTGATTTTTCTTCCTGTCCAACCTACTGTCCTACCTTCAAAATAAAAAGGCAGTATTAGTCTATCTTTGTATCCATTGGCCGCACTCCAGCACCAGTTGTAATCATCTAACGTAAATCCTCTGTCATAGATATATTGAATCACTGCTACAAACTCTTCGTCTTCGCACCCTGCTTCAATCCAATCTTTTACAGATAAACAATCTTCAGGCAATGGACGGTCTTCCAAATCGAAATTTAATATTTTTTCAGGCTTGGGGATATCTTCTTTGCTCTTTAAAGCATGAAGATTCATTTGTGCTATTTCTGATTGAGGCACACCTAACCAGGTAAACAGATTTTTAGTATTTTTACTTAATAGTTTACCAGGAGTCCAACCTGCTTTAAAGTTACAGTTGAAACAATGATATTGAAACCCATCATTGTTAAACATAATTCCGCCACGCTTGCGTGTATCAGCGTTCTCTCCGTTATGGGTACAACAGACCGCATTGAAGCTAGTCCACCCACTTGGGGTAGCCTTTCTTTTCGCCGGTAAGAAATTATTAACTGTTGCCTGTATGAGATTCATACAGTAATTTTAACTTCTAAAGATAACTTTGTCAATCTTTCCGTTGGGGAACTGGGTAGGTGTAGCTGGATTTAACTGAGGTGTGCTGTACCAGTTTGTAGCATACTGATCTGGTGCAGGTGTGGATTTGAAACGAACATAGGTAAAAATTCCATTCCAATTTACATAAACAATACCTGTGGTATTTGTAGTAATGGTAGAAGAAGATAAGGTAACAAAATTGGCATTAGCATTACCTGGTTCTGCAGGTTCGTTATCTAACGATCCTTCTACTGAAAATGTGCCTGCAAAATTGTTTAGATAAAATGCGGCCGTACAAAGTCCAGTATTTGATTTTAACTCCGGATGTGCGTATACATTGCCACCCCAGAAATCAAATTGATTATAACTTGGATTACCATTACTAATACGCTGTGTCATCGGAACAACTACGCTATCTTTGGCTATAGGAAATAGATCTTGAACTACATGGACAACACCACTCATACCGTAATAGGTATTAGCATAGGTTGGACTATATGTATATCCATCTGCGTTAAGTTGCTTAACTCCAAATGTGTACGGAACTGATTGTAAATCTACAGTATCGCTTTCAGTTAGTTGAAGTTGTGCCAATCCTTTTAGAGAATAAGTAACGCCATCGTCTATTACAGTAAGTGCCTTTTCAAGTACTAACTGCTGACTAGCAGTATCAATCATGCTAAACACAAATGTACCTGTAGATATGTTTACGGGCTTTTGATCGCTATTCTTAAATTGAATTTGAATAGTGTTAGTAATGCCTTTTTGTATTTGTAGTTCGCGTTGGTACATGGTATCGTTAATCCCTCGGTTTTGATCCAAATCCAATATTACAGTTGTAACATTGGGGTATAAATAGACTGGTAATTTCAACATAATGTATATTTATTAAATGACAGACAAGGATTCATTCCAGAAGCAATTCCCCTTTATAACCTGTATAAAAACAGGCGACGAAGAATACGTCGGCATCATTATCAACTTAGATGATAATGTAACCAGCATATATAACTATGCTGATATTCGCACCGAACTAGAAAAACAATCTTTTCTAGAACTGGGCGAAAGTTGGTGGTGGGAAAGCAATCGAAAGATTCCTATTAACATTTTCCTTAAAGCTGAAATGATTGTTTATCGCCCATACATCAAAACGTTTAATAGTAAGGATGTAGAAGTGATCTTTGGGCCAGTAGTTAATCTAACAGAAATTGCAGAAAAACGTGTAAAACGCAAATCTATTCAATTAGTTCGCAGTACTAAGAGGAAGTAAGTCCTTCGCAGATTAGGTTCATCTGCACAACCACCGCCATTGCATACGCAACCGCATGTGCCTTTTTAAAGTGATATTCACCACTTGTCGGCTTCTCCCATATCTGGTCCATAATATCGTTCCAGGTCATATTTTGTAGGTGCTTTTTGCCTGGACGGATCAAGGCTAGGCATGCGGCCAGTTCGATTATACTTTTCGGCTTCAGCTTCCGTAACAAGTCGCCATACCCGTTTACGTGAAACAATAAATTCGTGAAATCGTCTTTCTCTAACAATTCCCACAATGGTTCCTTAGTTGACAATTCAATTAAATGCTCTTCGTCTCTTACATTTTTATAGATGCTGACATTTAAAAAATCTATCTTGAAGTACCCTCTATTTTCTGCCTGCTCATATTCGATACTAGACATACCAGTCATTGGATTAACAGGTATTTGGTGACAATATACACCGGTATTATGTTTCTTTACAACACCATGTTCAACTCGGCTAGCGGGAACATGCTTGATGATGTCGAGCACTTTTGTTCTATCAGCAAAGTCTATATCAATATCCGGCATTTCTAATCTCGTCGTATGATGGTCGTGTCATTCTATTCCTGCCTCACTACATATTTCTTTGACTAATGCAACATCCGCTGGCACTGATTTAAATTTCTTTAACCAAAAACCTACATCTAATGCTGGCGCAATAATG